TGAAATAACGAACAGACTGAGTAGTAACATCGTAGTTGATCGTGCCGGTAGCTGCTGTGGCTTCTACAGTTGCCACTTCCGCAGCGTTACTCAAGATTTCTGCAAGGGCTGATGATGTGCCAGCAAATGTCTGAGTGCCTGTAAAGGTGTTGGCTACACCTGTTCCCGCCACACCTGTGAGCGTATTGCTGGCGTAAGCAATAGTCTTGTTGGTCAGCGTAGTTGTGCTTGTTGCTGTGACAACATTGCTCGGCGTGATGATTCCAGATAGTGCTACTGTAGCCATGATTTGATCCTTAAATAAAGGCTGTGTGGGCCAAGTGATTATCCATGGAAATTAGTCTGTTGTAGATTTCACGATGGGTTATGTCATTCATACCAATTCCATTTCTTTAGCCATGATTGTGGCCGTTGAGTTATCCCGATCAATGCTCAAGTAGCCCTTGCAAACAATGTTGTAGTCTATGCCGTTAAGGTCTTTTTCGCTTTTAACAGGCACAGAAATGTTTAAATTTTTGAACAAATATTCTTTACCGTTTTCAAAAACGCGCCAAACGTGATCCATTGAACCGCGCCCAGCTTGACCTCGACTCTTGTTAAACCGAATCTGGTACGTGTTCATACAATCTCTGCCGCAGGCATTGGGCAAGAAGTTTGAGGAGCCATGATTACTGTCAAGTTGAAATGCACAAACTTGATTGGCTTGTCTGACGCATGGCGTGTGAACGAATGCGAAAGCCATGAATTGGCAAAGATCATCATGCCTGGTTTGGGTGTAAAGTTAATCATCTTGCTGGCAGGAGTCGCCATTCCCATGTCTTGCTCGGGCAAATCAATCTGCACTTTGGCAGCGCGGGGGTCGTGAAAGCAAACACGGGAGCCATCTTCTGGGGTCTCAAGGAAGTAAAAGCCCACAATCTGGGAGCCAAACCCATGAACGTGTGCGTCCATTGCAGAGTGCTTGTGGTGTTCTTGAGTCCACATCTCTGTGAACTGCACCGCCTTGTCCTGCATGGCGTAGCCCTGCTCATTCAAAATGTTCCAAGCAGTCCCACCGACAAACTCAGAAAACTTAGCCATGCGCGGGTCACCGAAGTAGTTGCCCGTCATGTACAGAGGGTAGATTTCGTTGAGCGATTGCGTCTTACGGGACTCAGCCAAGCCCTCTTCAGAGATAGCGTTAACGGATTCTAAAAAGTCAGGGCGCTCAATGATGTATATCGGGCATGGGAAGTGGTGAGCAACTTGAAGCTGCGTTTGCAGAACAACTTCAGCCACTGACTCAGCTGCTTTGCAAACCTTTGGTTTTTTGTCTACCTTGCTCATACCGCAACCCAATCCCATGCAAAGAAATCAAACTTGTACTGACCTTCTGGACGAGTAGAAGCCTCTTTCCAATTGTTCTCTGCACCACACCAAAGCATCAACACACCTTCTATCGGATCGGGGCGGGGGATTGGGGGCTGCATTGTGCAAGTAACCTCATCTAATGTCCATGCAGACCAGTTAGATGCTTGCTCACGCAAGTTAAATGCAGCAATGACCGACTGTTGCTTTGTTGTTTTTTCTTTTGTGGTCATTTCTCGCACTGTCCACACATCAGTCCACACGCCATTTACCTTGGCATAAACAGGCTCATCAAAGTCCAGTGTTTGGTAAACACTGAGTGTAGGGCGCTCAACTCGAGTAAATGGTTCCCAATGTGCTGGTACTGTTCCAAACGCTTGAATAAGGTTGTACTCAAACGCAGGATGGTTCTTGGTTACGCCGTTTTCAATTTCAATATACAGGCTCATAAGTCACCTGTACAAGTCGATGGGAAGGAGCGAGTCGTGCCCGGAAAAATAATGCGGACAGCGCCTTTTTTACCGCCGCCGCCGTCTCCAGGGCCACCACCATATAACCCGCCAGCCGACCCTGCTGCGCCACCAGAACCACCACCGCCCGTTTGCTGTGCAAAGGTACAAGCGCCGTAAATGCCAGCCGTACCATTAGACCCTTGACCTAAAAGACCTACGCCGCCCCCTGGCCTGCCGCAAGCAGCACCGCCACCGCCGCCACCACCAGCACCCGCCGTTCCAGACCCTCCTGTGCCGCCAGCGCCGCCATTACCCGCATATCCACCCGCACCGCCACCCCCCCCATAAGGCCCAGCATTAGTTCCTGCGTTGCCGCCATTGCCACCACCGTCGCCATTTTTTTGTCCGCCAGTCCCATCAGCATTACCCCCGCGCCCACGGGCCGTGGTGATATTAACAAAATATGAATCACCCCCAGCACCACCGCACGGGGACGTGCCGCCACCGCCAACAACAACAACATAAGAACAGCCAGGCGTTACGGTGTAATTATTTTTATAACCTAACCCTCCGCCCGCACCACCTCGACAGTTATTCAGTCCACCAGCGCTACCGCCAACAGCAACAACAGAAATAGAAGTAATCCCAGATGGCGCTACCCAAGAATAGCTTCCTGAGCATACAAACGCTTGTTGTCCTGGTGGAGCACCAAACGATCTTTGGTTTTGAAAAACAGCTTGTAGTGCGCCACTCATGTTAGTCCACTCCCTGAAATTAACCAGTTGGTAGAGGTAATCTTTATCGCTGTTGCCGAACCATATTGAGCAAGACTGCGTGAGCCAGTTGTGCCAGCAGAAGACAAATACATCGTATCTGTAGTTATAGCAATTGTCACCACTTGAGATGTCAAGTTTATGAATGTGATTGCTGTTCCAATTGGATACGCCACTGATGAATTTGCAGGGATCGTAAATGTCCTTGCATTGGCATCAGTTGATGGATGAAAGATGTGCTTGCCAGCATCGGCGAGGACTAATGTGTAAGCTGCGCTTTGGCTGTTTTGCGGTATGTTTTTAAAACCAACTTCATTAGTGCCATCGACAGTACAAGAAGATAAAGTGCCGCTTGCTGGTGTACCTAAAACCGGCGCTGTTAATACTGGCGCGGTCAGTGTCTTGTTAGTCAGCGTCTGAACACCGTTCAAAGTGACTGCCGTGCCGCCGTTGCCGCCTACCTGTGCGAATACGTCCCATCCAAATGAAGCGCCCGTATAAACCAGAGTTAAAGCAACCCCAGTTATGTCGGCAGTTAGTGTGTCCCCCGCCGTGTTACCCGCAATTTTGATTGACGCTGTTGGGTCAATTGTGAGATTGTTTGTTCCCCACTGGCTAAAAGCATCTACTATTACGATCTGATTACCAACCGAGGGGCTTGTAGGCAAGGTGACTGTAAACGCACCGCCCGTTGTGTTGGTCAATACCCCATCGTTATTTGCGGCAGTGTAGTTGGCTGTTTTAACTGCCGTGAACGAGATGCCACCAGCCGCTGGGGCGGTTGATTGCCAAGTTGTACCATTACTGGTCAGTACATTGCCAGTAGTACTGGGCGCTACAAACGTAGGGGCAGATGTGCCATTGCCCAAGATGACGTTGTTGGCTGTGAGGGTTGTCAGGCTTGTGCCGCCATTGGCAACAGGCAATGCAGTGCCAGATAAAGTAATTGCTAACGTGCCGCTGCTTGTAATTGGTGAGCCAGCAACCGATAAGAATGTGGGAACTGTTGCCGCAACACTGGTCACTGTGCCAGAACTTGACGCATTGATTGTTTGATTAGGCCAAGTGCCGCTTACTGTGATATTTGTTCCCGCAACAATCGCGGGAGTTGCCGTACCCGTACCACCGTTGGCAACGGCGAGAGTGCCGCCCAAGGTGATCGTGCCGGTTGTGGTAATCGGGCCGCCAGAGCTAGTCAGTCCTGTTGTGCCACCGGATAGAGCGACACTTGTCACTGTTCCCGTTCCTGCGCTTACATTGACAGTGACATCATCACCCGAGGCTGTTGCCGTTACAGTCGCGCCGACAAAATTAAAGGTCTTCACACCTGTAGAGATTGAACTGCCTTCGTCCTTTACAGCAATAGCCCCATTGGTGGACATCGTAGAGATCACTTGAATCTTCTCAGCCATGTCTGGAGAAACAACCTCACCGACATTAATCTCTTGCCCAGTAGACAAAGCAATAATCAAGGAGCCATCAAAGTCGATCTTGGCATCCGTAACTGAAACGCCATCTTCGCCATCTACCCCATCCCGACCTGGCGCTCCTGGCACACCTTGCTTACCATTGAGTCCGTCTTTGCCGTTACGCCCGTCTTTGCCGTCGCGTCCATCGCTGCCGTTAATGCCATCACGACCGTCTTGGATAGTGATGATGCGTTTTTCAAGGGCATCGCTTACGTTATCAAACTTTACGCGGATGTCGGTGTCGATTTTCTTGAGTGACTCAACAACCAGCTGCACATTCTCAGCGGCTTTGCGCTGCTGCATGGCTTTGACTTCGGAGACAGAATTGCTAACCGCAGAAAACACGCTATCAGCAACACTATCAAGGTCGCCGTTACCAAGAATTTTATCTATTGCCATTTCGCAACTCCGTATTTAAGGTTTCAAGGAAATCGTTTTCCATGTCCACAACACTGCTCTTGGCGTTGTTCATTTGAAGTTCTACGATTTTAGACTTGTTCTTGATGTCGGCTTCTTTGAGCATCAACTCAGCAATCTTGACCCGCTTGTCAAACTCATTGCTTTCGTTACCCTGTGGGAGGTTCTTAGTTGCCGAGGCAAGCACCTTGGCCTGAACTTCTTGCGGCATAAGCTGTGTCTCCACCGACAACTTCTGCGCCTCTGCCCGATTCTGTTCGGCCTGAGTCGTGCTGACTGCAATCTGAGCTTGTGCGGCTTGCAGTGCCAGTTGTTGCTGGGCTTGTTGCAGCTGTTGCGCCTCTGGATTGGGCTGGCTCATCTGATCCAACGCCGCAATCAGTTCAAACCTGTTAGACAGGCTGGAGTTACCCAAGATGCCCTTCAAGATCAACGGCAAAACTGGTGTATTCGGGCCAAGTGTCTGCAATAGGCTAATAAACTGCTGTTGTTCGTACTCTCTTGCGATAATTCCTAGAGTAGCAGTAGGAATAAACTTCATGTCCACCGATGGATAACGTTCAGGATCGAACTGCATGAAGCGAAACGCCGCTTTTTGGATGAATGGGATTAGGAAATCTTCTTGGAAGTTCACCAGTGTGCGTTTGTACTTCTTGATGATCGTAGCAACCGCCATGCTCATGCCAGCGCCGTCCCGATTGCCTTGGCTAACCATTCCCTGACCGTCCATCGTGCCGGTAGCTTGTAGCAACATGCGCTCAAACTCTTTGGCTGTGTTTAGATTGTTGAGACTTGTCTCGCCAAACTTGAACGGATAAAGAATCTCAGAGGGATTCCCGTTGACCAAGAAGGCTTTGCCAGGCTTGACTTCAAACTTAGCGCCTCTTGGAAGTCGAGAAGCGTCCAAACCGATCATTGGCGAAGTTGTCAGCGCCAGTGAGTCCAGATGCGACCTGACTTGAGCGTCAATCGCCTTCTGCATGTTGTAGGACTTCTCAACCGTACCACGACCCAGCAGACGGTTCGGGACGGTATCGTCTTGATACGCCAAAACCGGCCTGTCTTTCATCATGTACGGGTTTTCTTCTGCTTTCAGGAGCATCCCGTCATTGGCAATCACGACAATGGCTTCAACCATATCGGCGTAATCATCAGCAACCGAGTCTTCGGGGAATAACTCGACAACTTCTTCATCTTTTTCGGTCAGGTACTCTCGCGGAACGAGGCCGTAATAGGTCAACAGCTTGACTTTGCCGTCCCGATATTGAGTCACCTCTTGGGTTGGCTCAAGATCAGTGTCTTCATCGCCCGTGGTGATATTTACCTTGCGGTAGATGCCCTTCTCGATGCCCTCGACTACCTTGTGGATGCTGACAAACTTCTCAATTGCTACACCCATGCAGTCATCAATAGATGTCCCGTTGGGGTCGAACAAGAAATTCTTAGGGTTGACCGGCGTGATCTTGACTGCAATGCGGCTTTTTTCTACCACACCAATGGCAGCTTGCCCCATCTGACCAGGTATTGCTTGGGTTGCTGGCTCAAAGATTTTATCGGTCTTGACCACAATCTCGCCGATACCAGTGCCATAGATTTCAGCCATCAACTCGATCTGGTCGATAGCTTTTCTGATTTTGTCTTGCTTGAAGTCTTCCATCAACTGGGCTTTGAGCATCTCGACATCTAGCGGGTTGCCGTTGACGTCTTTAAGATCGTCTTCAATGTCAAAGAACTCGCCTTGACCAAAGATCGCTTCCATGATCTCAGCATGGCGAGTCTCCACCGCCTGTTGGGTAGCAGGGGTTACGATGCGGCTGCGCTCAGAGTCTCTGGTCTTGTCTTCAGCAGCCCACTCACCACGGAAGATGCGCTCGTATTCTAGATAGTCTGGAAGAAAGTTCGTGTCGCGCCAGTCGCGCCAGCGGTCACAGTGATCAATGACGAAAGAGGTTAGCTCTTTGTCGTTTTCTGTTGGTTCATCGAACTCATTTTGATCCATGCTAGACCCCGCTTATTACGTCCATCGGCTCCCACACATCGTCATCATCTTCCTCAAAATAGCTTGTCACGGCCAACTGGTCAATGTATGACAGCGCATCAGGAAGATCGTCATGCACACCCTGCGAGGGAAACATCAGAAGCTGGTCAGTAAAGTCTGCCCAGTCTTCTTCGCTGTTCAGGATGACTCGGCCATGCTCAAATCTTCCTTGCAGCGACCAGATGATTCTATCTGTTTTCTTACGATTACCGTGGGTTAAATCAACAATATGGCTGTAGACATTGTTTTTTCTCATCAAATCACTGAGATACGGCAGAACAGCGTTCTTCAGCGCCCCCCTCTCAATGCCGATAGACAAAGGCCGGTATTCCCGCATCGCCATCAGAATCTTAGATGCTGTCTCGCGGATGTCCCAGCGCCCGTGTTCAATCTCTTTAACCCACCACTTCCCCTCTTCCGTTACCTTGACCACCGCAATGGCCGACTCATCCAGCCGCTTCTTAGCATTGGCCGCTTGTTTAGCAACCTCCTCGAATCCAGCCAAGTCAACCGCCACAAAGTAGCTTCCGTGTTCAGGCTCAACCCCGTATTTGATCCATTCCTCTTTGAAGACATCAGCCCCAGCGTTGGAGAAGGACGCCATGTATTCTTGCTTAAACGAGAAGGAAGATAGAGTTTTCTTGGCTGACTCGATCTCCGTTGGGTCGATCAGTGGGTTGTCAGCAGTGGTGAAGTGCCAGGACTTCCAGTCTTCATCCTTTTCTGCTTGCCCCAAGTTGTACAGGTCGTAGAACCAGTTCCGGCCCTTCGGTGTCCCGATAAACATCGCCCGACCCTTTCTGTCTGACAAGGACGCCCGAATAACCTGTTCCCACGCCTCGGGCTTGATGTCGGCTACCTCATCTAGTACGGCATAGGTCAATGAGACTCCACGAAGCGTATCGGGTCTATCAGCGCCTCGGACGTAGATACGCGCCCCGTTGATCAGGGTGATGTCTAGGTTGTTTACATGGCTAGACTGGATGACTTCTCTCCCGAGATCCAGAAGCAAGTCCCAAATGATCTGCCGAGACTGCCCCATTGTCGGGGACACATACAGAACAGCAGAGCCTTGTGGACAGCGTAGACCCTCAATGATTAGCGTAGTAGCCGCCAGTCTGCTCTTACCACACCGCCGTCCGGCTGCAATCACTTTAAACCGAGTCGTGTCTGTATTGCCACATTGCGCGAAGC